AAACAATTAATACTGGATAAAAAAATATGTATGTCAGGTAGAACGCTTTGGTTGGGTGGAACTAAGATTGCCAAGGAAAGAGAAGCCTCACAATTCAATTGTAGTTTTACCAAAGTAGAAACAGTACACGATGTTGTAGATGTACTGTGGTTACTACTTCAGGGATGCGGTGTGGGCTTTAAACCACAAGTAGGAACTCTAAGTGGGTTCGCTGAATACATCCCTACCATTAAAGTTATTCGATCTAACAGAACTACTAAGGGTGGCAATGAACATAACATTGAAGAATTCAACAATGATAATAAGGAATGGACAATCAAGTTTGGAGATTCCGCGGAAGCTTGGGCTAAAAGTATTGGAAAGTTATTGTCAGGAAAACAAAGAGCTTCAACTCTCATTCTTGATTTCAGAGAACTCCGACCTGCCGGAGAACGTCTTTCAGGCTATGGATGGATTAGTGCTGGAGATGAACAAATTTCAAAAGCTTTTGAGCGAGTGGCCTTCATATTAAACAAGAGGGCTGGACAATTACTAACGAGAATAGACATTCTAGATATTGTTAATTGGTTGGGAACAATTCTTTCCTCAAGACGATCTGCCGAAATTGCATTGGTTGATTACAACTCACCAGAGTGGGAAGAATTTGCCAGAGCCAAGAAAGATTATTGGGTAGACAACCCCCAACGTGGACAATCAAATAACTCTCTTATCTTTTGGAATAAACCAAGGAAGGAAGAACTAGAGAATATATTTAACATCATGCTTGATAACGGTGGGAGTGAACCTGGATTTATAAATGGAGATATAGCTAGAAATAAAGCTCCTTGGTTTTCTGGTGTCAATCCCTGTGCTGAAATTCTACTAGGTAATAAATCTTTTTGTAACTTAACAGAGGTGAACCTTGCAGCTTTTAAAGACGATCATTCAGGATTGGAACGTGCAGTATATTTGGCGGCCAGAGCAAACTATAGACAAACTCTGGTTAATTTAGACGATGGAATATTACAAAGGACTTGGCATGAAAACAATGAGTTTCTTAGGTTGTGCGGTGTTTCACTTACTAGCCTTGCTAGGTGTAGTAATGTTACCAGTTATGATTTTAGTAGGCTTTCTAATATTGCCGTTTATGGTGCTTATTCTATTGCTGATGAACTTCATAAACCCAGACCCAAAAATGTTACCACCATCAAACCATCAGGCACACTTTCCAAGATTATGGACACTACGGAGGGGATACACAAACCATTAGGAAAATATATACTTAATAATATTAATTTCTCGAAGCACGATCCACTTGTTCCATTGCTAAAACAATCTGGCTATCGGGTTAGAGAGAACCCAACTGATGAATCAGGAATTCTGGTCACCTTTCCTGTGGAGTGGAATGATGTGGAGTTTGATAATGTTGACGGAAAGTATGTAAACAACGACTCCGCTATAACACAATTGGAATCATATAAATCTATTATGGAATCTTATGTCGATCACAATTGTTCTATTACTGTGTCCTATGACAAAGAGGAAGTACCAGATATTATTGATTGGATTCTTAATAATTGGAATTACTACGTTGGTGTTTCGTTTCTCTTGAGGAATGATCCATCTAAATCTGCAAAGGATTTAGGATACCTATATCTTCCACAAGAGGTGGTATCCAAAGAAGAATTTGAAGATTATGTATCTGAATTAGAGGATGTGGATTTGGATGATGCAAACTCATTTGAAGAGATTTTAGATGAAGAATGTACGAATGGGGTGTGTCCAACTAAATAATGGCCTCGTGAGAAGCCCACCAGTACATTAATACAACCTAACGAATACTACCATATTCAAAAATAATCGGGCAACACAGGGGATTTGAGAGGGTGGCTTTCTCTTAAATCCCCTATTAAGTTGCACTTATAGAAGGGCTAACACTATGTATGATGATTTTGTTCCAGTTGACAGGGTTCTTGTCGAAAAACTCGATGAGCTTTTTCCCGAAAAATCTGCGGATTTAGAATTGGAAATTGAGGAAGTTTGGTACAAAGGTGGACAAACCAGCGTTGTACGCTTTCTAAAACAAAAATTAAAAGAACAAGAATTACGAAACATGGAGGATTAAATATGTGCGGAGGAAGTGTACCAAGTCCACCACCCCCAGCCGAATTACCTGAACCAGTTCCAGCACCACCAGCACCAGAACAAACTGCCCAAGCTCCAAAGCTACAGGACGATGTTATCGGTGCTATCGGTTCTAGTGAAAGCGAAAAGAGAAGGTTTAAGGCACAGGGAACAAGGTCTCTAAGAATTCCCTTGGGTATAGGTGATGATTCAGCACAAGGACTAAACATACCAGTATGAGGAATAATATATGGAACAAACAGGAGTTTATATTGATAGTAAGTTAGAGGACTCCTTATCAATTACAGCAAAACAACGATACGAAAAATGTGAGGAATACAGAGAACCATATTTAAGGAGAGCAAGAGAAGCTGCAAAGCTAACACTTCCCTACCTTATGGTTGAAGAGGGGGCAACTATTCATACTTCCTTACCTACTCCATTTCAAGGTGTGGGTGCAAGGGGAGTTAATAACTTAGCATCTAAAATATTAATGGTTGCCCTACCACCTAATGCACCTTTCTTTCGGTTAGCTGTGAACAATTACCAACTCCAACAACAATCACAAGCAGAAGAATCAGTACAATCTGAAATAGAAAAAGTTTTAGGAAAACTAGAAAGCGTTATTGTTGGAGAGATAGAAGTTTCTGGTGATAGAGTTCCTCTTTTTGAGGCACTTAAACATCTACTAATTACTGGTAATGTTTTAATTCAAATTGATAAGGATGAGGGTATCAGAGTTTTTCACTTAGATAAATACGTTGTGAAGAGAGACCCTATGGGAAAACCTCTGGAAATTATAACAAAGGAAGAAGTACACCCTCTGGTTCTGCCAGTTGAAATAAGAGAACAAGTAATAACAGCACAACGATCTGAAGAAAAAGATAAAGACATTGAGCTTTACACATGGATGAAAAGAGACCCAGATGATTATAACAAGTGGACAATACATCAAGAAGCAAATGATATTTTAGTTCCAGGTTCAGAAGGAGAATATCCTGATGAACTTTTACCTTGGTTGGCTCTAAGAAATAACAGAGTGGATGGACAGGACTACGGTAGAGGATTTGTAGAGGAATATATAGGTGACTTAAAATCTCTTGAATCATTGACCCAAGCACTTGTTGAGGGATCGGCTGCAGCCTCTAAAGTTTTATTCTTAGTTAAACCAAACGGTACTACTAGAGTAAGAACAATTGCAGATTCACCAAATGGTGCAATAAGAGAAGGTGCTGTGGATGATGTTGGTGTTCTACAATTAAATAAGTTTAATGACTTTAGGGTAGTTCAAGAACAAATTAATAAAATTGAACAACGATTAGCTTCAAACTTTCTTTTAAACCAATCAGTTCAGCGACAGGCTGAAAGGGTTACTGCCGAAGAAATCCGATTTATGGCACAAGAACTAGAACAAGCATTGGGTGGTTTCTACTCAATTCTATCTAGAGAATTTCAATTACCATATCTAAGGGTGCGTATGTCCCAATTAGCTAAAGCTGGTAAAGTGCCACAACTACCAAAAGATTCGGTAAGGCCGGCAATAGTAACTGGACTCGAAGCTTTAAGCAGAGGACATGATAGAAATAAATTGGTTTCATTCATTGGAACGATTGCCCAAACACTTGGGCCGCAAACAATTGAACGATATATAAATGTACAGGATGTTATTAAACGCCTTGCCACAGCCGATGCTATAGATACTGAAGGTCTAATTAAAGATGAAGAAACTATGGCAATGGAAGCACAGCAAGCACAACAACAACAACTAATGCAATCGGTAGCACCTAGTGTTGCTGGCGAAGTAGGAAAGGGAATTAATGAAAACATTAAACAAGAAAGAGAAGCCGGCAGACAAGCAGAAGCCGAAGGAATCTCCACCAGCCCCGAAATCGGATAAAGATAATGGTGCAAATTTTAAAGAGATTACTTTACCAAGTGGAACAAAAATAACTTATAGATGAGGAAATTGTGGTTGAACAAGTAGAAACATTTAATAGCGAATCAGAAGCACAGGATCAAATTCCTGATGTATCTGAAAGACCTGAATGGTTACCTGAAAAATTTAATACCGTAGATGACTTTGTTAAATCCTATAGTGAACTGGAATCAAAATTAGGATCAACACAAGCACCAGATAAAATAGAACCTTCTAATGAAACTCAAGAAGAGAATTCTGGTTGGAAAGTTGGTGGTGTTGATATGGAAAAATACTCCGAAGAATATCGAAGGGAAGGAGCTTTAAGTCAACAATCCTACAAAGAACTAGCTGATGCTGGTTACCCTGAAGAAGTTGTTAATTCATATATTGGTGGTGTGAAGGCACAATCAAGGAGTGAAATAGATAATTTAAAATCAGTTTATGATTCAGTTGGTGGAATTGAAACCTACAATCAAATGGTTCAATGGGCGGCCAACAACTTTACACCAGAAGAAAAGCAAGCCTACAACAATATCAACGATAGTGGAAATGTGGATGCAATTAAAATGAATGTTCACACACTCCAAGACCGCTACTCAAAAGCAACTGGCATTGACCCAAAATTAATTAAAGGAGAAACAGTTCCAGCTACTGGTGGTAAGTTTGAATCAACTGCCCAAATTATAGAAGCAATGAGTAGCAAAAAATATAAAACAGACCCAGCCTACAGGCAAGAGGTTTATACGAAGTTGTCGAGGTCATCTGTGATCTAGACACCCCTTCCATAAAAAGTAAAAATCCTCGACCTTCTGCGGAAGATAATCTAGTGACGAGTAACTTTGTGACGGAAGATTTTTTTCTATTACAAACTAACTAACGAGGACAAAATGGCTAATGCAACACCTTCTCGTATAGGTCTAGTTAATGCTTCAGGTACAAATGTTAAGGAGTTATTTCTTAAAGTTTTTGCTGGTGAGGTGTTAACTGCCTTTAACGAGACAAATATTATGCAAGGCTTAACCATGAATAGAACAATTACTTCAGGTAAGTCTGCACAATTTCCTGTGATGTGGAAAGCTGCCGCTGACTATCATACTGCTGGTTCAGAGTTGATAGGTGCTAACGCAATTAAGCATCAAGAGAAGGTTATTAACATTGATGAGATGTTGATTTCCGATGCCTTCATTCACGAGTTGGATGAGGCAATGAATCACTATGATGTTCGTTCAGAATATTCTAAACAATTGGGTGAAGCTCTGGCTCTCCGATATGATAAGAATGTTTTACAAACAATCATACTTGCTGCACGAGCAAGCTCTAACTTTTCTAGTCCAGATGGTTTTGGTGGAACAACCATAACCGATGCCGGCAATGATACTTCAGGTGCTACTCTAGCATCCTCATTGTTTACTGCAGCTCAAACTCTGGATGAGAAAGATGTACCAGAAACAGAGCGATACTGTGTGTTAAGACCAAAGAACTATTATCTCTTGGCTTCTACCACAGACGTTATTAACAAAGATTGGGATGGTGCTGGTAGTTACTCCAAGGGTAAAGTTATGGAAGTAGCTGGTATCACAATCTTCAAATCTAATAATGTTCCTCAATCTGTTATCTCTGGAAACACAGGAGAGAATAACACTTATAGTGGAACATTCTCTGATGTTGTTGGTGCTGTGTTTCACCCATCTTGTGTAGGTACGGTTAAATTACGAGACCTCAAGATGGAAATGGAATATGACATCCGAAGACAGGGTACATTGATGCTTGGTAAATATGCAATGGGTCATGGGATTCTAAGGCCAGAATCAGCAATCGAAATCTCTAAATAAGATTTCTAAATTTTAAACACTAGGGGAGTAGCCTTTCGGGGTTGCTCCCCTTTTTTGTGAGGAAAAAATGGCTAGTCCAAACACACCAACTTTATTATCAGAATTAGAAGCCGTAAATATTTTATTAGACTGTGTTGGAGAAGCCCCTGTAAATACACTAAATAATGCTGGATTGGTAGATGCGGTAAAGGCACAAAATCTTTTACATGAAGTAAGTAGACATACACAACTTCGGGGGTGGAGTTTTAATGTAGAAAAAGAATACGTTCTATCACTCAACATAGATAATGAACTACCACTACCAAACAACACTTTGGGAGTAAAGATTAGTACAACAAAGTATCCAGAAATTAATGCTGTACAACGTGGGTTAAAACTTTATGACATAAAAAAACAGAGTTTTACATTTTCAACAAACCTAGAAGCAGCACTTACTGTATTCCTTTCTTGGGATGAACTTCCAGAAGTTTTCAAAAAGTATGTAACCATTCGTTCTGCCAGAATTTTTCAAGATAGAATTTTAGGGGCTAGTGAATTACATAAGTTTCAAAACCAAGATGAATACGAAGCGTTAATAGATTTGAAAGAATCGGAAGGAGAAAATACAGACTCAAATGTATTTGATAACTTAGATTCAATCAGGATTATCTCAAGGAGTATATAATGCCTCTTGTCAGCAAAACAATGCCTAGTATGGTTGGTGGTGTCTCACAACAACCTGAAGCTCTTCGATTACCTTCACAGGCACAGGAACAATTAAATTGTATTTCTTCTGTAGTTAATGGGTTGGGAAGGAGACCTTCTACAGATCACGTTGCATTAATACAAAGTGGAACTTTAGGTGCAGCCACAATACACACAATTAATAGAGATGAGAATGAACAATATGTTGTGCTTATAAAAAATAACGATATTGACGTTTATGATATAGATGGCACACCAAAGACGGTCTCCTTTCCAGACGGTGTTTCTTATTTAGGTGCAACCAACCCTGAAACTTCCTTTAGACAAACAACAATTGCAGATCACACTTTTATAGTAAATAGAGAAAAAATCGTAGCAATGGACTCTACACTAAGTTCAACGCAAACTGGTGAGGGTTTGGTTTTTGTAAAACAGGGGAATTATTCTTCTGATTATAAAATATATGTAGATGGTAGTCTCGTTGCAAGTAAAACAACTAATGACAACTCTTCTTCATCAAACGCTGATGATATTAAAACAAACTCAATAGCATCAGACCTTGTAACCGACCTTAATAGCAACCTATCGGGATATACAGTAGCTATCGGTGGTTCTGTTATTCACATAAAGAAGAATGATGGTACTGACTTTGAGTTAAGAGTTGAAGATTCACAATCAGGTTCAGCCCTATTTGCATTTACAAAATCAACTCAAAACTTTTCTGACCTTCCTGTAGTTGCACCGACAGGATACACTCTAGAGGTAAAGGGAGATGATACAACTGGATTTGACAACTACTATGTAAAGTTTGAACCAAGTGGATCAACTAATTTTTCTGAGGGTAATTGGGTTGAAACTGTTAAGTCTGGAATTAAGGTTGGGCTTGATGCCTCCACAATGCCCCATATTCTTGTTAGAGAATCAAACGGAAACTTTACTTTCAAGAAAGCAACGTGGGGTGAAAGAACGGTTGGTGATGAAGACACCGCACCAGACCCAAGTTTTATAGGTTCAAAAATACGAGATATATTTTTCCATAAAAACAGACTTGGAATGTTGCATGGGGAGAATTATGTATTAAGTAAAGTTTCAGATTTTTTCGACTTCTTTCCGTCAACTGTAACAACCATTTTAGATAGTGATGTTATTGATGCTGCGGTAAGTCAAACATCTGTGGAAACACTAAACTTCGGAATACCTTATCAAGATTCTGTTTTATTATTTTCAGAAACAACACAATATATTCTTAAAGGTGGGGATGTTCTTTCTATTGAAACTGTATCCGCAAATCCTACTACGAAGTTTGAGAATTCTAAAATAGCCAAACCGATTCTAATTGGTAAGAGTGTTTACTTTGCAAATGACAAAGCGACATCTACTGGTATACGAGAATTATTTGACCAAGTAGAGACAGGAGAACCAGATGCTATTGATGTGACTGCACACATACCTACATATATACCGCAAGGCTTATATAAGTTTGCCGGCAGTACAAATGAAAACATATTGTGTGCAATTACCAATGATGCAAATAGTAGAAACATAGTTTACATTTACCAATTCTTTTGGGATGGGAGTAATAAACTCCAGAGTGCATGGTCAAAGTGGAGTTTTGGTAATAACGTAAAAGTTTTAAACATTGACTTTATTGAAAATGAATTATTTTTTGTATTGCAAAGATCAGACGGTGTTTATTTAGAGAAGATGAATGTTTCACCTGATTATAGAGAACCTGGAATGAACTTTAATGTTTATCTAGATAGGAAGGTTGACGAAACAAAATTAACTGGTGAAAGTTACGACTCTGGAACAAACCTAACAACATATACTTTGCCATATACAGTTAATACTAGCTCAACACACAAAGCTGTTAAAAGATTTGGTAATCAAACTCCTGGTGAAGATATTACTATTTCATCTTGTACAGGCACTACCCTTAAATTAATTGGAGATACAACCTTAACGCCTTTTGTATTTGGAGAATTATTTTCTTCTGAATATGTCTACAGCAAACAAAATGTAAAGGAGAGTAACAGACAAGGAAAAGCACAGGCACTTGTTATTAATGCTCGACTACAACTTAGAACTTGGTCTGTAGAGTTTAACGAATCTGGTTACTTCAGGGCAATTGTATCCATCATAAACGGAGATACGTTTAACTATCCATTTACAGGGAAGGTTATTGGCTCAAACCAGAATGTAATAGGACAAGTGCCGTTGGATAATGGAACATTTCGGTTTCCAGTTCTAGGTAAAAACACAGGGGTCAATATTAAATTAATCAATGATAGTTATTTCCCATCTTGGTATTTGGCAAGTGAGTGGGAAGGATACTTAACTACGAGATCAATTAGAAGATAGTATGGGATATGTAAGAGAAACCATCACCAAAGATATATTTAAATTAGAAAACAAACTAAGAAAAGCCGATAGAGATGAACTTTACAAAGCAACTGGTAATGACCCTAGAAGCGTTTTAAGGAAATCCTATATATTAAGTACAGAGTGCTACTCCATTATTTGTAACTGTAAGAAAAAAGAAAAAATGGTTGGAGTATTTGGTGTGGTTGAACATCAGGGAAACGGCATTATATGGATGGTTGCTTCAGATTTATTGGTCACAAAGAAGCACTCAAAGAAATTTATAAGGCAAACAAAAACATGGGTAAACAAACTAAATGACAAATACCCACTTCTATTTAATGTAGTAGACAAAAGTAATGAAGTGCATATTCGTTGGCTCAAGTGGTCAGGGTTCACTTTTATAAAAGAAAAACCTTGGGGAGCATTTGGTTTCCCCTTTATAGAATTTGCGAGGATAAAAAATGTGTGATGCAACGGCAATAACTATGGCTATAATCTCTGTTGGCTCTGCTGCCGTTACCTATCAAGGTCAACAAGAGCAAGCAGCGGCTCAAGCTAAATATCAAAAGGCACAATTTGATGCACGAGAACAACAAAGGAAAGACAATAGAAAGCTTGCTGTTAGGTCAATGATAAATAAAACTTCTGCATTGAATGAACAATTAGCACAAAAAAGATCAATAGATGCAGATGAAAAACAACGAGTACAAAGACAAAAGTTAAAAGCAAAATCTAAAGTGTACACTTCCGCTATGGAGAACAATGCTATTGGTGGTTCTTTAAATGCCCTCTTAGGTGACTTCGATAGACAGGAAGGAATCTTTCTAGCTGGGGTAAATAAAAATCAATTCTTCAGAGAAAGAAATTTAGAATATCAAAAAGAATCAGAATTTGATGTTGCTATGGGAAGGATGCAAGCAATCCAACCTTTTATACCAGCACCAGTAGCACAACCAAGTTTTATGGGAATGGCCTTGAACGTGGCTAATGAAGGGGTTGGTATCTACGATGGATATAAGAGAAGAACTGATCCTAATTGGAAGGGAGTGTAATGCCAAAAAATAAACAAAGTGATAGGGCAAGGATAGATTTTAATTTAGGTGATCCTAATGTCCAAGCACAAATGCAAGCTAGGGATACTTTCGTTGCTCCTGGTCAAGTTACTTATGGGAGACCCCAAGGAATTGGAGATAACCTTATAGCATTAGGAAAATCTTTAGGTGTTGGTTTGCAAAAGTATCAAGCCTTTGATAATCAGCGAACCGAAAGGATGATTAAAGAACAAACACTCAAAGCACAAAAAGACTTTCAGATAAATAGAAAGAGCTTTAAGGATGCTGTTAAATCTGGATTAATTCCTGAAGGTGCGAACCCCCACTACATTCGTAGTTATCAGCAATCTGAACTAGGAAACCTTGCAGATACATTTGCAAGTGATCTAGAAGTTTCCATGATGAACGATAAGCTTTGGGAAAATGCAAATGGTAACGACATAAGCGATCAATTTACAGATTACAAAAATCAAAAACTAAACCAGTTTATGAAGGATAACAATATTCAAGGAAGATTTGGTGACTTGGATATTGCACAAATATTTGCACCAGCAATACAGAAAGCAGAAGCCAACCTACTTAAAAAGGCAACCGACCAACAAGTTATATTTAATGAGAAGGAAGGTGTAAGGATTGCTAGTGAAAAGATGCGTAGTGTAGCTGATAGGTTAATTGTAGGTGATTTATCAGACTTAGAACTTGAATGGAAAGGTGGAGAAGAACCATCTGAAGGTGAGGTAATAACCGCTACCATTAAATATTATGAAAATATGTTGAACAATACTGAAACTGGACTAATAGCTAATGGAATGAGTGGTTCAACTGCTAACGAAACTCTTGCTAGAACTATTTTATCAGTCGCACGAGATACGTTGGATGATTCTTGGTTGAGTGTATTAAATGGAATAAAAGGAAATGCTGGAGCATACATATCCAAGACCGTAAAGATTTCCGAATTAATATCTCAAACTAGAAGCTACATTACACAAAAGGAACAAACAAATATTAAGTTCAACGATTGGTTATCAAAGAAACCAATGGCAGACAAGATGTTCAAAATGAAATTTGAGCATATGAAGAAAAATGCCATCTTTGATAGAAACCGACTCTTCTTTGATAAGAAGAAGAGGAAACAATTAACTGAATCAGAGTGGATAGATACTCTTACAGGGTCATGGCAGATTGCCATTTTAAATGATCCTGATGCACTTACAAGAAAAGGTGAAGGCAGTTGGAATGATCCTTGGTTAGTAGAGGAGATGAACAAACTAGACCCCAATATGCGGAAGAAAATTGTTAACTCCGTAATTACAATCAGAAAGGAAATGAACGAGTTTGAATCATTTAAATACTACCACCCAACACACAAACAACATGATAACTACTTAAAATTATATGGGGAAATAATTAATCCTGATGGTGGAAATAATTTTGTAGCTATAGATGAAGCCCTTAGACAAGGAGAAATTAAAGAAGGTCATTGGGAAAAATTAAGGCAAGCGGAATTAAATAAAAATACTCTTAAACATCAAATATACAGTTCACCTATGTGGGACAACATTTTGAATATGATTGGTGGAATGTTTAAGGGTAAGGATGAAAATGCAGAATACGTAATCCCCGGCCTTGGGGTAGTTAGTATGGAAAGTCTAAAGCTAAAGGCACATTTAACTGCATATGAATTTTTAAGAGCAAGAGCAAAGGGACTTGATGGTGGAGTAGAAGCCGTTCCAGGTGTGGAAGTAATCAAGGATGTTCAACTTTGGTTACAAGGATATATGTTACCAGAGAATCAATTGCCAGGTCAGAACGTGGGTTTAGGAAAGACAGACCCATATGATACTAAGAAAGGTCAAACGGAAGAACAAGTTCAAGCTGCGATGACAGGAACAAAAATTCCAGAACCTAATCAACTTATAAATAAAGTTAATCCAGGCCTTGCACCAGAAGACATGGAAAACCTAGAGAAAACAAAAAAAGTTATTAAAGATAACCTTGAAGTATTAAGAACGGTTGACAATCCAGAAATGTTTGCAGACCTTTTTCAAAAGGGAACAAAGATGGTAAAGGATTTTACACCAGTTCCAGGTGATCCTAGAGCAACTAGCAAGAAGTTGGATAAATTATACGATGATATTAACAACCTTGCAGTAGAAGCAAAAGAAAGAAGAATAGCTAAAAATGAAGTTGCAACTGAAGTAAATAAGTTTATGGGTGATCCTATTATGAAGGAATGGGTAAAACCTTTCATCACAGCTATGAAACAACCTAATACTGATTGGATCACACTTGCTAAAAAGGCAAAAAGACTACAACTAAAAAAGGATCAAATTTTAAAACGGAAAAAAGATAAGGAAGAAGAAGCAAAAAAAGTAGCACAGATGAAAAAGGAAGACGATGAAAAGAAAGCTAAAGCTGAAACTAAAAGACTGAAGAAGCTCCAAGAAATAGAGCGAGAAACTAAAACAAATAAATCTTTAAAATGGCTAGAAGATTGGTCAAAGAAGAAAAAGTAATCTTAATATGGGAATAAACAATGGAAAATATTTATGAAAATATGGATGCCGACATTGATCCTTTTAACGATCCTCTTGAAGAAGAGGTAGTAGTAGAGGAAAAAAAGAAACCATCCAAGGCAGTTAAAGAAGAAGCCATTGACCCTAAAGAAGCCGCACAAGTTGAACAACAAAAAAATGAAAACAAAATTACCCTAGACGAAAAACCAAAGAAAAAGCTGACTAGGGATGACCATAACGCAACGGCTGAGTACGTTCTTAAAGAAACAGCCAGAGGTCTTGATAAGGGTTTAAGTAAGTTTGCTGGTGGTTGGGGAGATATTGTAGATAACTTTACACTTCTTGGACAACTAACCAACGAGGATTCTTTTTTACAAAGAAACATTCCAATGCCGTCTTTCAGAACTGAACGAACTTGGTCAGATAAATTTGAAGATACAGTAGATTTTGTGGATAAAGACCCTGAATCAGTTGGTGGAAGAATAGTAGCTGACTTAACACAGTTTGGTTTGGGTTGGGCTTCTGGTAGAAGAATCTTAGGGATGTTTACAAAAAAGGGAGTACAAGATTGGAAAGGTAAAGCAAAGAACGTCAAAGACCTTTTTGAAATTGCAAAGCGTAAGGCAAGGGTAGTTGGCTTTGAAGCTACTGCTGGTGGATTGGGAACATTCATAGCAGCAGACCCCCATGCAGAAAGACTAGCAGACTTATTACAAACATTCCCTTCATTACATGGCCCGGTCATGGACTACGTTTTTGAAAGTCTAGAATCAAATAAAAATGACGGTGTTCTTGAGGGTAAGTTTAAGGCTGGAATTGAAGATTTTGTAACTGGTGCAGCAATCGAAGTTATCTTTACTGGTGTTAAATTATTTAAAGAAGGTTTGCGAGTCTACGGTAAACAAGGGCAAGAGGCATACGCAAAGTTTCTTGATAAAAATGCTGACACTATGAATGGTGTTGTACAGAATCTCGAAAAAGAACAAGGGAGTTGGAAAGAGATTCATGGAGTAAATGCTGGTGATATTATTGAACAAGACTTGGGTAGTGCAAGTAAGTTTGAAACCCCAGCCGGCATTGATATTAAAGATGTACGATCCAGAAAGATAATAGATTCTGTAACTGAAAAGGATAGATCATTTGGTGGAAGTTCTGGAAATACTGCAATAGGAAGGGGAGAAAATGTTTCCGTTCCTGTTAGGGAACTTTCGGAGTCCGTAAAGAGGCGTATTATTGATCCTGACGATGCATATGAAGGTACAGGGAGAACACTTCATGCTGGATCAGGGAGAGTAGACAACCCTGATATTCGAGCATTGGATGATCTTACAGATGGACAAACGGTTCACTACGATCCAAACCATAATCCTTCTACTGGTGAAACTTTAGGTAAGCAAGATTTTGATACTGTAGTTTCTCCTTACGTTTTAAACACCCTTCCCAAGAGTCTTAGAGATACGGCAATGCTTCAATTGTCTCATTCAATGAAAGATGGGGGCGAAGGCTTCATAACGGTAAGGGGTGTTGGTGGGATGAAACCTACTAAAAATTGGAAAAAGTATCAGGATGGTTGGGAAGTTCCAAAGTCAGGACAGCCTTCACAGTTTCAGAAGGGATATACAAAGGAGTCTCTTGAAAAAGAATTAGGAGAATTCTTTGAAGAGGTAAAAATTATAAAAGGTGGTAAAGGGAAAAACCCACAATCCTTGACAGCTAAAGTTGGTAAACCTAAAAGAACCGAACAAGCTACAGGAGAAACTTTTAAGGTAAGGACTGACACCTTTCAAATGACTGATCGTGGAGTATCTTCCTTCATTGCAAAACTAGGTGACCTTACAACATTCCACACTAAAGAAGGAGAGTGGGCTAGAGGTGCGGAATTAAGTGGTGCTATGAATTGGGATAGGATGCTTGATTCCGAAGCAGTCAAAGGAACAATAGATACATTGGCAAAACTTGTTAAGGCACAGGGTGGTCATGGTGATATTGAAACTCATGCCCAAACAGTAGCTAAAGCAGTTGGTATGGATAAGACCGCACTTCTAGGTAGGATGCGGATGTTAAAAACTAGCACAGAAGATATGGCTGCAACTCTAGTAGCCAGTAGAGAAATGTTGGGATCAATTTCTCATCAAATTTACAAAGTAGGTACATTAGTTGATAAAACTGGAGACAAAGAAGCAAAAGTAGAATTGTTAAAACTTCTCGAAATCCAAGCAGACCTTTTTGATTCCATAAAACAAGTTAGAAGATCAGCAGCTCGAACCACTCAGGCTGGAAGAATCAGAACCAAAGGAGCTATGACTAAAGAAGAAATAGCAGAGATCATAGAGACAAACGGTTCTGATAAAGGAATAGAACAACTAGCAGCAAGAATTAAGGCCGCTGGAGAAGGTGGAACAATTGATGATGTTCTTAGTGTTACAAAGAAAACCACAATAGATAAATTAGTTGATGTTCATAACGAGTTTTGGATTGCTGGAATTCTAGGTGGTATTAAGACACACGTTGTTAATGTATCTTCTGCAAGCTTAAACACTTTCTGGCTACCAATGCAAAAGATGGTTGGTGGGGCTATGCGTGGATTGAACCCTAATAATGATTTTGATTCTATGTTTGAAGCTGGAAGGGAAATGGTTTATTTGACCACCGTTGTGGGTGATGCACTAAAGATGGCATGGAAAGCAATGCAAATGGAAGATGCAATCCTAGATAGCACAGCAAGAACAATTGATGGACAAGCTTTGAAAGCTATTGATGCTGGCAATTTTGGTTTTGATACTTCAATAAAACGAGAAGAGGACTTTATAGAATGGGTAGCTGTTAAAGGAATAAACTTTCTTGGACACTTGGTTAGAATTCCTAATAGATTTTTATTGGCAGAAGATGAATTCTTCAAGCAATTAAACTTTAGGGCTTCACTAAAAGCTCAAGCTTATGGTGATGCAATTAAGCTAGGGAAATCTACTAAGAAGAATGTTCCAATTAAATTAAAGAATGGTAAGACAACTCATGTAAGTGAAGTTGATAAGTATATGATGGATGCAATGGATAAGGCTATTGATGCCAAAACTGGTGCTGGTGCAAAAGGTCAGCACTTGGATCGTGCAAGACAGTCAACCTTTACTGATGACCTAAAGGATATGCCAACTTGGCAATCAGGAAATAAAGGAAACTTTGGTGCAAACCTACAATCCTTTGTCAATCAAAGCCCAGCATTACGAGGAACAATACTTCCATTTATAAGAGTACCAACAAACTTATTTAGAACTGCCGTTGATAATTCACCCTCTGCCGTTTTAACCGCAAGGTTTTGGAAGACTATGAGGGAAGGAACTGAATCACAAAAATCATTGGCTTTAGGTAAGGTAACTACTGGTAGTTTGGTGTGGTTTTGGTCTTACAACCTAGCAGCAGAAGGTAGAATTACTGGTGCAGCTCCAAGAGATAAAGAATTAAGGGATTCTAAAATGGCTACAGGATGGAGACCATATTCGTTTGTCATTGGTGATTTCACATTGGATGAAAATGGAAGACTACTAGAAGACAATCGAAGGTATATAAATTTTCAACGTCTAGACCCATATGGAATTCCATTCGGTATTGCTGCTGATATGGTTGCTATTTCAAATAAGGTTGACCAAGGTGTTTATGATGATGTTGCTGGAAGAGCATTAATGGCAATGGCAAATAACCTTGGTAGTAAATCGTATCTAAAAGGTCTATTAGATGTATTTAAAATTATAGAAGATGAGGATGGTTTTATTGGGGAAAAGCTTTTGAGACAGAAGGCTGCTTCATATATCCCTAACTCTTTTGGAATGTTTGATTTTATAAATGAAGACGAAGCAATGAAAGAGACTCGTTCCACTTTAGATGCTGTTTTGAAGAAAACACCAGGATTTTCAGATGTGCTTGAACCTAGAAGGGATTTGTTTGGTGAAAAGATTATGCCACCAGACGGTCAACCTTGGAAGAGTATAAATCCTTTTACGGTTGGTAAAGCTAAAAACGATCCTGTTAGGTTTGAGTTGAACCGTCTTGCAGAAGGCCCAGGAAATGCAAACTTTACTGGTGTATCAAAAATTGTTGGAAGAAATATTGATCTAACAAAATACACTAATTCAAAGGGACAAACTGCATACGATAGAACTTTGGAAATATTATCAACCATGAAGAAGCCAAACGGAAGAACACTCCACCAACAACTTAAACATATCATGGATAAACCTAGTTATAACAGAGGTGATAAAGAGGGGTTGGATGGTACTGCAATGTTTCCTAAAGGAAGGAGAACGGAGAAACTCCAAAACGCAATTCGAGATTATAAGAATGAAGCCTTAAAACAAATGCAGAAAGAATTTCATAAAGAATGGAAAACAGGAAAAATCCAAGGCGAAATGAGTTTAAAAGAACTCATTAAAAAGAATAAAAATGCTAAAACTAAAACAAAAAAAGGAAAGGGAGAACAGGCACAAGAGATTAGAGACCTATTTAACTAAGGAATAATTATGGCACTTTCATTTGTATCATATGTTGGAGATGGGACAACCACAAGTTTTAATGTCACATTTCCTTATATTAATAAAACAGATGTATCTGTAACAGTTGATGAAGTTGATACTTCATTTACTTGGTTGAGTTCAGCCACAATAAGTGTCAGTCCAGCACCAGCAAATACTAGTACAATAAAGATAAAGAGATCAACAAACCAAACCTCTCTAGAGGTTGACTTTGTTGATGCTGCTGTACTAACTGAATCTGACCTTGATAAAGCAAATCAACAAAACTTTTATTTATCACAGGAAGCAAAAGATGATTCAAATATTGCACTCAAACAGAACTCCACAGGAAATTGGGAAGGGCAAAACAAAACTCTCCAAAACCTTGGAACTCCTGTTAATGGTACTGATGCTTCTAATAAATCTTATGTAGACGCACAGATTGACACAAGTACAACCAATGCTGATAATGCTGCTGCCTCTGCTACCGCTTCTGCAAATTCGGCAACCTCATCAGCTTCTAGTGCAACGGAAGCGGCTATTAGCGAAACTAATACTACCACTATTTACGATAATTTTGATGATCGGTATTTAGGTCAGAAGTCTTCAGATGTAAGTGTTGATAATGATGGAAATTCACTGCTTACAGGAGCTTTATATTTTAATACGACAAATGATGTAATGATGGTCTATTCTGGATCAGCTTGGCAGAGAACCACT